CGTTCCATGGTCGGGCGTGACGGGGAAACCATCGACGTTCCCACCGTCAACGCACACGCATACGCCGGAAAGCATTGGCGCGTTGGACAAGGAAACGTATGATGCTGACGGAGACGGCGTGATCGACACAGCGGCAAGTCTGGAAGGGGAGACGTTCTGATGCCTATTGTGGTATACGTAGACAAATATAATGGTCCGCCTTATAGCATTCGGTTGGGAACATGCGGGAGCGTCGGAATTGAAGTCCTGGAATTTAGATTCTCTCCCGAATGGGATGGCTTACAGAAACGCATCACCTTTTATGCGAATATTGGCGAACTTGCGGCACCTTTCTTAATTCCAGACAGCGGCATCTTGCCGTTGCCTGCACAGGCAACAGTTAAAGCGGGCCGTTATGAGGCAGTAATTGATGGATGCGGCACTGATAGTCGAGTGATATTCAGTACAAGCATTATGTGCGAAGTGCTTTTTCATGCCCCGGCGGGGACTTCACCACCGCCGGAATACACGCCTGACGAATACCAGCAGTTTATTTCTGCGGTTCATGGCGACCGCCAGCGTGCAGAGGATGCCGCGGCTTTGGCGGGTGAGTGCGCTGAACAAGCAGAAGATGCGAAAGATGGTGCCGAGACAGCCGCCATGCGGTACCCGGAACCACGAAACGGTACTTGGTGGGTATATGACCCACTTGAAGGAAAATACGTTGATACACGCCAGCCAGCCACTGGAGAAGGGGGCGAGCTGGAGGAAGCGTCAAACGAGGACATCGACAATATTTTTAGGGACCTTGTGGTCCAGAAAAGGAGTTTTTAATTATGGCTACAAAATGGGTATCTCTTGACAAACTGCGTTATGCGATCAGTAAAATACACACGCTGCTGCAAGGGAAAGTTGACAAGGTCGATGGAAAAGGTCTGTCCGCCAACGATCTGACCGCTGCGCTCAAGGGAAACTACGACGCAGCGTACACGCACAGTCAGACGGCTCACGCACCGGCAGCTGCGGAGAAGAATATTATCGTTGGTGTTCAGGTCAACGGCAGCGATCTCGCGCCGGACGGTTCTCGCAAGGTGAACGTTCGCGTACTGACCGGAGCGCTGGCTGGCAAAAGCCAGGTCTCTGAGACGGATCTCGACGACGCACTGAAAGAAAAGGTCAATTCTGCCAGCGAGGGAAATCACTCACACGCGAACAAAACCGTACTGGACCAGATCGAGCAGGCCGACCTGGATAAGCTCGACGGGGTCGCTGCGGGCGCGAACAAATATGTACATCCCACGAGCTCCGGCAGCAAGCACATTCCAACGGGCGGCGCGTCCGGACAGATCCTCCGCTGGTCTGCCGACGGCACGGCGGTGTGGGGCGCGGATAACGACACCAAATACACCGATATGTCCGGCGCGTCGGCTTCTGCAGCAGGCAAAGCCGGTCTTGTTCCTGCTCCGGCTGCGGGCGGCCAGGCAAAATATCTGCGCGGCGACGGCACATGGCAGACGCCTCCTGACACTAAATACAGTCCGGCTACGCAGTCCGTCAACGGCCTCATGTCGGCGGCGGATAAGACGAAGCTTGACGGATTCGGCACAGCTTCTTCCTACGCGCTCAAGAGCGATATTACCCAGATGTACCGTTACAAGGGTTCTGTCGCAGATGCTTCAAAGCTGCCTGCCTCCGGTCAGGTGGCGGGCGACGTCTATGATATCCAGGCTGCGTCCTCCTATGGCACTGCCGGCACGAACGTTGCGTGGAACGGCACAGCCTGGGATGCGCTCGGCGGTGCGTTCACGATCGAAGAATGCACCAACGCTGAGATCGACCAGATATTCACCGACCTTGCCGCTGGATGAGGTGACGTTGTATGAAATGGGTATCTCTTCAGCGGTTGAGCTACGCATTGTCGAAAATAGAGTCCCGCTATGCGCTGCGCTCTCATTCCCACGCTGCTGCCACTACTGACGCCGCCGGTTTTATGTCAGCGGCGGATAAGGTGAAGCTCAACGGTATTTCCAGCGGGGCCAATAAGTACACGCACCCATCCTACACACAAAGGCCGTCTGGCCTGTACAAGGTCACAGTCGATACATATGGGCATGTGAGCGCGGCGGCAGCGGTTGTAAAGGCTGACATCACAGCTCTCGGTATCCCTGGTACAAACACCACCTACGGCGTGGCTACGCAGTCCGCCAACGGTCTCATGTCGGCCGCTGACAAAACAAAATTAGATGGGATGCCGGTCTCCGGTGTCTATGGAGAGGAGTTTTGATTTATGGCCAAGTGGCCTTTTTTGCCCTGGAGGCAGTCCTCTGCTTCCAAATACCGGCCTGATACACTCAATTATGGATGCATCAGCACTTCAAAGTCCGGCGAGTTTTCTGTTGGTGACGCCAACAATAAGGCTGTGCCGGTCATGCCCGTCGGATGTGTGATCCCGTTCGCGGGCGCTGCCGCTCCCACTGGCTGGCTGCTCTGCCAGGGTCAGGCAATCTCCCGTACCACCTATGCACAACTTTTTTCTGTCATCGGCACGACCTATGGCTCCGGTGACGGTAAGACTACTTTCAACCTCCCGGATATGCGCGGTAGAGTGGCGGTAGGTTCCGATGCTAATTTAGGTGCGAAAGCAGGCGCAAAAACTCACGCTCTCACGAATGCAGAATTGCCCGTGCTAAGCGGGGGCATCGTTATGCACAGTTCGAATGCTGGTACGAATATCCAGACTGTAAACGGAGTATTCAAACCAGCAATCACAAACAGCGGGAAATACCGTGCCGGTGGCGATCTGGTGAGCGATGCCGGGACTAGTTCTGTCGGCCATTTTTCATTGAATATAGGCGGAGGACAGGCTATGTTACTGATTCAGCCGTCGCTATATCTTAATTATTTGATTAAGACGTAGGGACGGCTGAACAACGGAGAGGGGCAGGTCAGCGCCAGTCCATTTGTTATTTACTCCATACAAATTCGCGGCTCCGGCGTCGGCAACCACGGCCTTAAAGCTCGTTTGCCACGTTGCCAGTGCGGGTTCACTGGGTAAATAATCCCACGTAAAACTTCGCGTTTCTGCACCCACTTGGGAGCCCAGTGAATTAGCATCGGAAGCTGGTACCAGCTTCCGATGCTAATTCTCCAGGCGCTCAATGCGGTGAAACGGCCCACAAATTGGGAATATCCGAAATCCCTTCGCACTCGCATCCCTATTCCGCCTATCTATACAGCACGGGCGCAGAGAACGGGCGCATCAACAGTCAAGAGGGAGCGGGCGTAAAATGGGCTGATCCAACAAACACCCGGAATTCCGGCGGCGGTGATAATCACAACAACATGCAGCCGAGCTTATACCTTCACCACATAATTAAGATATAGGGACGGTTGCATAATACCGAGGTTCGTAAATGCATTTCCTGCATTGGAAGTTGTGGTTGCGATATTGTCTGCATCCGCCCAGCTTTGCCAGTGTCCGAATCCCCATCCGGAATCTATTTTTATCGGAGCAATAACTGTGTTCCCCGGAAGGTTATAATCCTGTATCGCAGCTCCTTTTGTTCCCACCTTCACGCCTGGAGAATTAGCATCGGAAGCTGGTACCAGCTTCCGATGCTAATTTAGGGCAGAAAGTAGGTGCTAAAAGTGTCTCTTTGACCGAAGCGCAAAATGGACGCCATTCTCACATGCTCCCTATGGACTATGGGCAGCATGATGGTTCCAATCGAGGTCCGGATGTTTGGTCGGACTATGGGCGATTTGACACAAATCGTTCATATAACAGTGCCGACTCCGGAGAGGGCGCAGCCCATGAAAATCGACAGCCAAGTTTAAGCCTTAATCAAATAATTAAGGTATAGAGAAGGCTGTATGATGGGGAACGGAGTGCTGTCCCCGGAAGACATTGTCTCCCAGGCCAGACTGATTTTGGAACCCGTTCCGCTTGCCAATGAATCGCTCGCCGCCCCATCAGAAACCAGAACACGACTTTGCTGTCCGCTGGCGCTGAGGTATCCATGAGTGTGCTTTGCCATCTCGGTTGGAAGCTGTGCATGTGACGTCGCTCCGCGGATTCCGCCACACCCCCAATTAGCATCGGAAGCTGGTACCAGCTTCCGATGCTAATTCACTGGGCTCCCAAGTGGGTGCA